GGTATCTGTATTAACAAATGCCTCAACAGTAGCTTCAGCTATATTTAAATCAGCCATTGTGCTCCATTTGGAGCCTAATAATTCTGCTGCCATTTGTATCTCCTAAATTGATGAATCGGGGGCGAGTTGCCCCGCCCCGTCATCAGTTGTTGTTATGATGGATCAGAACCAATACCACCAATTGTTGCTAATGATGCATTTCCCCCATCAGATTTCTGAATAATCTTAAAGGTTAATGTATGTGCTAGCAATGTAGCCGCATCATCCGCCATCAGCTCGAAAGCATAATAGGGAAATACTGGAACATTGTGTCGCAATCCAGTTGCTAACGCTGCAATAGTTACAACATTTGCCAATCCAGTACTACCAGGATTCATAGCAAAATGTACACCTAATACAGCGGCTCCATAGCCTAAATCATCAGTTAATTCTCCAAGCTGAACACCATCTGTTGCTGTTGCTCTAGCAGTTGTACCTGCTAAGGCAAAATCATCAGAATATCCACCCCAAAGCATTAATGGTGCGGCTGCACCATCTTGAGCAGCCGAAGCTGACACAATTAAAGACCAAGGTGCGGAAGTATTCAATTCTACTGGAGTTTTTAACGACCAATTAACTTCATTATTCGCATCAGTAGTGGCTGTTCCAGTCCATATTCCAAATCCATTAACAGTACTGGATGTCCACGCAGTTTGAGTTTGTGCTGCCATAATCTATACCCTCCCTATGAGAACTTCAGGACTGCATGAGTTTCAGGAAGAGATATTTCTAGACCAGCTTCTGTTATGATCTGGTCACGTCTTCCATCTTCGTCATTAGCCTGAATGTTCGTTTCGATAAAGGTATCACGGCTTACACCATTACCCACAAGTGGACGATATGCAACATTAGCCATATCCACACAACATGCATAATTTTCCCAAGGACCACGTAATAGAGGTTCTTGAACAAAATGCAAGTTACCATAGATAGTATTAACTACTGTTACGGTATGTCCAAAAGCACCGGGCACATTAGCAACATCCAAACGATACTGTGAAGAACCGACTGAATTGTTTAAGAATGAACCAGCACCTAACTTGTTAAGGTAAGTAATGACTTTACGCGATGCCAATACAAGTTTATTGCCAGAATTTCCACTTTCAGGTGCAAAGTAATCTTCCATTGCATCCAAGAAAGCATCATATCCTGAAGCAGCATAACTCATATTGTATACTTTACCATTGACTTCAGTAAAAGGTACAATACCATGAGTATAACGTGTACTTCCAGCAGTCTCAGATGTAGCACCAGTATCACCTTCAGCGGCAGCACCAGCTACACCTCGACCAAATAGAAATCCCTGCTCAAGGTCCATTTTATGTTCCATAAGCTTTTCGGTCCAAACACGTTTATATTCATCAGCAATACCACGATATTTAGTTGCCATTGCTGTTCCAGAGAAAAGATTCATTGCAGTTTTAAATATCTGGCAATATCCTTCTCTATCAAACATAGCATCTTCCCATCCCTGAGGAGCAGTAGAACCTTCTGGCCATGCAGAGCCAATCACTTGACCTTTAGCACCTACCAGAATATCTTCTGTTGCTGACATATCCTTACCTACAACAAAGAGATCATCAGCATGGATAGTTGTCTGAGCAGCTTCATGGTAAATTTCACCATCAGCAGTAGCACTACCAATTACAGTATCATCTTTGATTTTAAGGATAACAACACCCTCATTTGTTTCTACTGCAAGCGTTTGACCACCCACAATAAATTTACAGGGTTGATTTGCGGCAATTACGCCCTTTGTGTTATAACCACATTCAATAACTAAAGCAGAACCAAGAGTGACTCCTGCGGCTACTCCAGCATTATTAATAGCGGTTTTAACTGTGAAATTCCTTCGTTGCCACTGATGTCGTTGCTCTAAAAACTTAAAGACAGGGTCATCAGTCGGTTTCTTAGCTACTTTTGACAAATAAACAAAGAAAGGCGACTGTTGAGGAGCAAGTTCAGCGACACGCTCACCGAAATTAAATATTCGGCGATTGTTATCAATGCTTATTCCCTGTACAGCAGCACCAAACGAAGGACTATATTTACTTTGACTTGTTACGGCCATTGTTTATATCTCCTTATTATTTACCCTAAGTCCAAGGATTCTTAGACTTATGGGAGTTAATTAATTCATCCATAATCGCATCCGTATCATTTCGTTTATCTTGAGGAGACTGAGACGGCATTACACCCATAGGCGATGGAATTTGTTGAGCATTTTTCATCTGCTGAAATTCCTGACTAGGGCCTGCATTAGCTGCAGGTTGCTGTCCAGAAGCCTTATTCATACGAAATAATTGAACTAGATTATCCATAGAGATTGAACCAGGATCAGACATTGTGCGTATAAATTCCTGAGTATCCTCAGGAGAAAAACCATAATGTCCCTGAACGTGTTCGGAAATCTGTTGAACCTGTCTGCCCTGTTGTACCTGGGCTTCACGTTGATTCTCCTGACCTACGATATAATCGTTCTGTTTGTCAAGTTTCTCCTGCATAACTGCTAAATCATACTGATGTCGTAATGTATCATACTGACGTATATCTACATCCCATGATTCCTTCTCTTCGAGATAGCGAGAACTCTCAGACTGTCGATCACTCATAGCCTCTTCATAAGAGAACCCGCTTGGTTTACTTGGCATTTCCGGAGGTGGTGGAAATTCTTCTACAGGTTTAGCCTGCTCTTCGGGAGCCTGGGTTTGCTGATTATTCTCCACCTGTTGGCGAAGTTCAGCTAGTTCATTCTCTCGCTTTGCTGCCTGTGACTGCCAGTATTGATAACGACGTTCATCGTTTTTAGCATCAAGTGGCTGCCCCTGTTCTGGTATTTCCTGAGGTTGTCGAGGTTGTCCTTCTTGAGGAGCCTGAGTTTCCTGTTGTTCCGTCTGCGGTGTAAACGCATCTTTAACGGTTGAATTACTCACCTCGGAGCCTTCATTAGTCTGAGCGCCAAACCTTTGCTCTACCTGACTGTCAAAAGCTTCGACTTCAGGTGTAGTAAATGGATTTTGCACTTCAGCTTGCTGGGTATCCTGTGTATTTTCTTCCATCGTTTGTTTTTCCTTATTTTTAGCGGCCCTTCACACCGTTAGAAGGGGTTGCGCTATCTTTAGTAGCTAAAGCGACTTCACGCTTTAGTCCGGTCATTTCGTCGCCAAGACGTTTTTCAAATACAGTGGCTGCCGCTTTTGCTTTATGGGCAGTTCCATCCAAACCTGATTTAAACTTCTCAACTTCGACTTTCTTTCGCAGATTAACTGCTTCCCTGTCACGAGTCTGTAAATCGCCCTTCAGTGATTTGATCTGCTCACCTGCTTGCTTTAATTGAGCTTGCATTTTTGCGATCACATCAGTACGCTGAAGAACTCCTTCCATATCGAAAACTTCTGTTTTCTTTAGGACTTCCTGCTTATCAATAATGCCGTTTTTGTATGCATCCATATAAAATTCAAGTTCTGCATAACGATTTGAGGGTAAAGTACTACCTGATACATAGACCACGTCATACTTACCTACTGTAATATTATTTATAACTTTTATTTCACCGGATTTATCATCCACTAGCTGTTTATTGATAACATACTCGCTTAAAGAGTTATTTGGTTGAACAACTCTGAATATTTTACGTGTTGTATATAGTTGTTGCATAAGAGGAATAGCTATCTGAGCAACCCTAGTTAATCCAGCTTCTATATCAGAAAGCTTAGATTTAATCTTTCTCTGACCAAATTCATCAAGAGATATAGTAGCCTTATATGTTTGTGGAGCTGCCTGAGTATTACCCATCATCATCTCATATAGTCCAAGTTGATGGTCAATATCTGCCTTAGCTGTCTTCTCATTATTATAAAGCTCATTAGGAAGGGGAACCGGTTGAACTGGCATAGGAGCACCATCCGTTGGATCAAATGCTATAGCAACACCGGGTTGCGACCATTTCTCCTCAAATTCCTTCATATCCACACTACCCTCTGGCACAAGTATTTTAACATTAGTTGATGTTGTTGCATGT